GAGTTGTAAAACTTGTATTGAAGTTACAGCTCTTTATGGAACTAATGAAATGGTTTCCCCCTGGCTATGTAAATGTGAAAGTGAAACTGATTCACAAATAGATCAGGTTGTTGATGAACAAATGATAATGTGGAACACATCTCGAGGATTTGGTTCTAGACCATATCTTCATCATAAGCGGTCTTCGAAGAAGTGATTCGGACTGCAGCATCGTGGCCGATGCGACCGAATCAACGCACATAATTACCTACGGTATTATTTACCGCCGGCCACCGGTGGAAGGGTGAAGAAGAGTCGTAGTGCATACCAGTGTGCCGGAGACTATGATTTGAACGGACTGCGGGCGTGGCGAATAACTTGTTATGGGCGAATCTATAAACCGCCTACGCTTCGACCCCTTTATGGCGTACCGTAAAAGTAAGGGCAAATTGGCCCGCACACATAAGATTGAACCAGCTGCAAGTACCATGGTGTTTACATGGACTGTACCGGCTGGAACACAGACTACGAATTATCTAGATCTAAGCCAATGCGCTAGTCTAGTTAACAGGCGATTTTATCGCCAGGGTATTAATTGGGCTGTTCGTGGATTTAAAGCAAATGTTTTCGGAGCTGCATCCACAAATTTGGGACAAATTGACATGCTAAAGTTACCTGAAACTTGGGTAATGTCTAACGCTTGGGAAAAAGCCTATCATGCATATCGTAAGATGAATGATATTGCTCTAGAAGAGAGCGAATCTGTAAGACCTCGTTTCGAGGATTTCAAGATATATGCTGATGTTGATCATCATGCTGCTGGCTACGTAGGAAATCTACTTCCTATTACTTCAGCTTCCATGGCAGTTGCCGGGGAATGGGAATCATCGAAGTTGTTACTTCCAGTAACTGGTCCAGCAACTACAACACCTGGTGTTACTTTTGAAAGGGAACTTATCGCAGTTGGTGCTAACTTCCCTGGTAATAGTCCAGTAACAGGACTTAACGCAGTTTCTCTTATCGAGGGTTATGCTAATTCTAGAGCATTGCCGAGTATTCTAGATCCGAATGTGCCAGATGATGCACAGCATTCAGATGGAGGAGCGCCGGAAAATTGGTTAGGTGCTTTGTTTAATGATGGGTCCGCTCAGGATGCTGATGTTCTCAGTGTGTTAACTTCTGAGAATAATCTGGCACCTTATCCATTCGAGAATGATGGTGTCCATCTAGATACTATGTATCCAAATGGTGAAACTCAGCTTACAGGACTACAGATTTCTGATAGTTCATACATTACTACAACGACTGTTGGAGGTCATACTCGACTTAAAGGCGGTATGTTCCCTTGTGGATTAATTCGTATTGATACTACAAATGCGAACTTAGAGCAACCGTTCACTGTTGCGTTACTTGTTGATATGGTACCTGGTTCTCACAGAGGATATCTTTGTCAACCTATGCAGGATATGTGATTATATGGCTAAGTATAATTATGGTAAATCCTTCAAAAAAGACGGTAAACTTGTACGTTACCGTTATACAGATAAAAAGAAGTCTACTAAGAAATTAGTAGCTCATAAAAAATCACGGAAGTGATTCATTGTCAGAAACTCGTGATGAGTATCTAGATCGGAACGAAGATATTGCTTTGTTCATCGGTGCAATTGCCTTTGACCGATGGATTGAGTATAAACTACGTAGAAAAGGTCTTTCGAAGCTAGGTTTGGCTACACCTTTGGTTGCGCAAAAGTTTGCGGTTGAAGCCGCAGGTTTGAGTATTGCTTATGCTATCAACGGTGAAGAAGGCGTTGATGATTGGATGGAATTCTCCAATGATGTATATGATTGGGGATTTGTTGGAGATATACCCATAGCTGGAGGAATTGTAGAACTCTTCCCTAACCCTGTGGCATTGGGAGAGAAGGTCTATGAGACAGCAGAAATGGCAGTTAGTCATTATTATGATGAGGCATTTGGTAATATTGAGAAATTGTCTAAAAGGAATCCACTTGATTTCCGTAGATTCACTAGGAGTTGGACTCCAGAGTTCTTGAGATGAAAGAAGAAGAAGAATTACCTGGTAATCAGGTAGACGCCAGATTATGTAAAATCTGTTTAACAGCTGCAATGATAATTGCATTTGGAGATAGAGCAATTCAGTTTATAGGCTGAATATTCGTGCGATATATATGGAGAGATTTATGCAACGCCCTTGCACTCGATGTAAGGAGATAGATATTATTGACGATCATCATCGTATTTGTTACGACTGTTTTGTAGAATTAGACTTAGCAGAGGCTGAGGAAGAATGATATTCTACTGCAATCACTGTTGGCCTATGGACTGTGGGTGTAGACTATGAGTTGTAAAACTTGTATTGAAGTTACAGCTCTTTATGGAACTAATGAAATGGTTTCCCCCTGGCTATGTAAATGTGAAAGTGAAACTGATTCACAAAT